AACTATGAGTAAGCATATAAACAAAATATTCAGTATGATTCAAACTGAATTAAAATCAGAAAAAGTTGAATTAGCAAGAAAACCACAATCAATTTTAAATGAAACAAAAACTTTAGATAAAGCCCTTGCTAAATATTCATCAAAAATAGATAGAACATACACTGAATACGTTAAAGCTCATAGAAAATTTGACCAAGAAATAGACCAAATACAACAAAGTTTAAAAAATTTAAAAGGAGATGTTTTAGAAGTTGAAAAAACATTAAAAGATTTAGGTTTAGATTTTAATAGTGTTCCTGATTTAAAAGAAGCAGAAACAAAAATAGATAAATTAGAAAACATATCTAAAGATTATAAAAAACTCTATCCAAAAATATAATGCCTAAAAAAACATTTTTTCCAAGTCATTCAAGTCCTAAAGGATCAAGACGTGCTTGTTTATGTAAAGACAAAAATACTTATTCAAGAAAATGTTGTGATGGCTCTTTATGGGCACAAGGCATAGGAGTTATATCAAGAACAATTTGAAAATGCAAAAAAATTAATTAACCACGTTATATATATAATTATGAAATCAACTGAAATGTTAAACCAAATCAAGACGCTTCTAAATATTGAAGTGAAACTTGAAGAACAAAAACTTGAGAACGGTACTCGTGTTGAAGCAGAATCGTTTGAAAAAGGTAAAGAGATATTTATTCTTACAGATGACGAAAAAGTTGCTATGCCAGTAGGGGAATACCTACTTGAAGATGGTAGACTAATCGTAGTTGCAGAAGAAGGAATTATCGATGACGTTAGAGAAGTATCTGACGAAGTACCACAAAAGGAAGAAGAATCTAAAGATGAAACTGAAGATTTAGAAAAAGAAGAAGAACTTGTAGATGATGGAGAAGAAGCTGCTGTAGATGACTGGGCAGGAATGGAAAAAAGAATTAAAAATCTTGAAGATGCTATTGCTGATCTAAAATCTAAAGTAGGAGAAAAAAATATGGAAGAAGAAGTTGAAATGGAAGAAGAAGTTTCAAGACAACCTAAATCCAGAACAGTAAAAGAAGAATTTAACGAAAACGAGCAACTAAAGGAAGAATTATCACAACCTGCTGCTGCTCCAATCAAGCATAATCCAGAAGCTGGAAATGCAAAAAGGGAAAATTTTAGAATCGCTCCAAATAGAAAGCCTTCTACAATGGACTATATATTAAATCAATTAAATAAATAAAATTAAATAATTATGCCACAACCAACTATTACTACTACTTATGCTGGAGAATTTGCAGGTAAGTACATCGCTGCTGCTCTATTGAGTGGTAACACATTAAGTCAGGGTGCTATCGAAATTAAGCCAAACATCAAGTTTAAAGAAGTTATGAAAAAAGTTGTTACTTCTGGTTTAATTACTGATGACTCTTGTGACTTTACATCTGCTGGGTCTGTAACACTTACAGAAAGAATTATCCAGCCATCTGAATTTCAAGTTAACCTTGAATTATGTAAAACACCTTTTGAATCTGACTGGGGAGCTGTATCAATGGGCTATTCTGCTTTTGATAACTTACCACCTGATTTTTCAAGTTTCTTAATTGCTCACGTTGCAGAACAAGTATCTGCTTCTACAGAAAACAATATCTGGCAAGGAAATCTTGGAGGCGCACAAGCTGGAGAATTTGACGGATTCACAACTTTAGCTACTGCTGATGCAGACGTAATTGACGTTGCTGCTGTTGGTGGAGGTGTAAATTCTGGTAACGTTATTGCTGAATTAGGTAAAATTGTTGACGCAATTCCATCTACATTATATGGTAAAGATGACTTACACATTTATGTTTCACAAAACATCGCTAAAGCGTATGTAAGAGCATTAGGTGGATATGCTGCTATAACAAATGTTGCAGGAACTGAAAATGTAGGTTCTGTTGGAGCAAATGGTATTGACAATAGAGGTACACTATGGTATGCAGGAGGAGAAAATCTTTCTATCGATGGTGTAAAAATCTTTGTTGCTAATGGTTTACCAAACAACTATGCAATGGCTGCACAAAAATCTAACTTATTCTTTGGAACAGGCTTAATGTCTGACTACAACCTTGTTAAGCTAATTGATATGGCTGACATTGACGGAAGTAAAAACGTAAGAGTAATTATGAGATTTACTGCTGGAGTACAGTACGGAATAGGTTCTGAAATAGTTCTTTATTCTTAATAAATTAAATTAACCAAAAATTAGGGTAGGTGGGGATAACCTACTTACCCTTTTTTTATAAAATAAAATATAAACTATGGCTTGTACATTAAACACAGGGAGAAAGTTACCTTGTAAAAGTGCCTTCGGTGGCATAAAAACAGTTTGGTTTGGTGATTTTGGAGGTATTACAGGAGTTACAGTAGATTCATCTACAAAACAAGTAACAACTATTTCAGGAACACAACCAGATTGGTATCAATTCGATGTAAAAGGAAATTCTTCACTTGAAACTACTGTAACAAGTTCAAGAGAAAATGGAACTACTTTTTATACTCAAACATTAAATTTAACATTAACATACCTTGATGCTCAAACTCAAGCTGAATTGCAAGACATAGCTGTTGCAAGACCTTATGTAGTTGTTGAAGATTATTACGGAAATCAATTCTTATGTGGGCTTGAGAATGGAATGGAGTTTGTTTCAGGAACTGTAGTTTCTGGTGCTGCTGCAGGAGATTTATCAGGATTTACTTTAGTAATGGAAGGACAAGAAGAATTAGCTCCTTACTTTTTAGATTCAGGATTAATTGTTGGTGATGCTACTCAAATCACACCAAACTAATATTTATTGATATTAAATTAAGAGCATCCTTTGGGGTGCTTTTTTTTTGCTCTTATGTTTTCACAAAATAACTTATTTATTACGTTATATATAAAATGATTGTATTAAAGACCATAGCTACTGCTCAAAACTTTAAAGTAATACCAAGAGTTTACGCTGATGAATTTACTTTATCTATAAGAGACGATAGTACAAACGTAAAACAAATATATGAAGTTACAGGAGCTATAACATCTGGAAATTATTTAACATTTTCACAAGCATTTAGTCCTGTTTTAGTTGAAGGTCATTTTTACGATTTAGAATTATATACAGACCCAAATTTTTGGAATACTAATTATTTTCTTTGGGAATTATATAATGAATTTTGGAATGTAGATACAACAAACATTGTAGATATATATAAAGACAAGATTTTCTGTACTGACCAAGAAATAGATCAAATGGATAATTTATACTATAACATAAATCAAGGTCAATACATTACAGATAATTCTTATAATAATGATTACATTGTAATATGAAAAATAGAAAAAGAAATAGTTTAGGTCAATTTGTAAAAGAATCTAAATCTGAAATTAGTTTTGTTAATTTAAGTACATATACAAGTCCAGACATTGTAGAAGTACCTAATCAAGAATGGGTAGGATATGGAGACGATAACAACTATTTTCAATTTTTAATTGACAGATACAATGGAAGTCCAACAAACAATGCTTGTATAAATGGTATATCACAACAAATTTATGGTAAAGGTTTAGGAGCTACAGATTCAAGTAGAAAACCAGATCAATACGCTGAAATGATTACACTTCTAAAAAAAGATGTAGTTAGAAAAATATGTTATGACTTAAAACTTATGGGTCAAGCATCTTTACAAATTATATATTCTAAAGATAGAACAAGAATTGCACAAATAGAACATATACCAGTTGAAACATTAAGAGCTGAAAAAGCAAACGAAGATGGCGATATTCCTGCTTACTATTATTTTAAAGACTGGGCTAAATTAAAACCAAGTGACAAACCATTAAGAATACCAGCTTATGGAATGTCAAAAGAAAACATAGAAATATATTACATAAAGCCATACAAGTCTGGGTTTTACTATTACGCACCTGTAGATTATCAAGGAGGCATACAATATGCAGAACTTGAGGAGGAGATAAGTAATTATCACTTAAACAACATAATGAATGGTTTAAGTCCTTCAATGTTAATCAACTTTAACAACGGAACACCTAATCCACAAGAAAGAGAACTAATTGAGCAACGTATAGCACAAAAGTTTTCAGGTAGTTCTAATGCAGGTAAATTTATATTAAGTTTTAATGACAATAAAGATGCACAAGCAGAAATAACACCAGTTCAGTTATCAGATGCACATAACCAATACCAATTCTTATCAGACGAATCACAAAGCAAAGTATTAGTAGCTCATAGGGTAGTGAGTCCTATGCTTTTAGGAATAAAAGACAATACAGGGCTTGGAAACAATGCAGATGAAATAAAGACTGCATCTTTACTTATGGATAACACTGTTATAAGACCATTTCAGGAACTTTTAATAGATTGCTTTGATACTATACTATCTTACAATAATATTGCTTTAAACCTATACTTTATTACGTTACAGCCATTAGAATTTACAGATGTTGACAGAAGCGTACAAAGTGATGAAGAAATAGAAGAAGAAACTGGAATAAAAATGTCTACTGATCTTAAAGAAATAGACGGATTAGAAGTTTATGAAACTAAAGAAGAAGCAGAAAGACAGGCTGAAAAAATGGGATGTTCTGGTCATCACGAACACAAAGAGGGAGATAAGGTTTGGTATATGCCTTGTGAATCACACGATGAAATAGATTTAAAGAAACCTTGTCAAGCTGGATATGAGCAATATGGAATGAAAGTAAAAGGAGGACGTTTAGTTCCTAATTGTATTCCTATTAAAATGTCAAGTGAACTTGGAGAAGTTATATTAGAAAACTTAAAAGGAGAAGTTATTAATGACGAATGGGAACTTGTCGATGAATTACAAGAAGGTTCTGAAATTAGTGATGAAGATTGGGCTAATATATGTATTGATGAAAAAAAGAGTTTATTTCAACAACTAAAAGACGAAATTACTGCAAAACCAGATGGCTTTAGTTATTTAGATTCTAAAAACTATAAGATTAGATATAAATATGCTGTAGGTTCTAAAAAACCAAGTAATTCAACAAGAGATTTTTGTGAAAATATGATGCGTTTATCAAGATCAGGTATTGTCTATAGATTAGAGGATATTGACAAAGCGTCAAGACAAGGTGTAAATAAACAATTAGGTCATAAAGGTAAAGCGTATGACTTGTTTAAATTTAAAGGTGGAATTTATTGTAGACATAAATGGATGAGACAATTATATAGGTTAAAGAAAAACACTAAACCTTCAAAGGATTTAAGCGACTATAAAAAAACAAGAACGATACCAAAAACATATATAAAGAATCCAAGAGGTACTAAACAATCAGAAATAGCACCTGTTAATATGCCTAATCAAGGAGCATACCCAAAATAGAAAACTATGGCAACAGCATTATTTATAAATAGAACCGACCTTGTTAGAAATTCCATAATAGATGGAAATGTAGATACTGATAAATTTATACAGTTTATCAAGATAGCACAAGAAATAGATATACAAAACTATACTGGAACTGACTTATACAATAAAATATCTACATTAATAGCTAATGGAGAAATTGATGACGTAGCTAATGCTAAATATAAAACATTACTAAACACCTATTTACAACCAATGTTAATATGGGCAGCTCAAGTATATTATATTCCTTTTGCAAGTTATGCTATAAAAAATGGGGGTGTATTTAAACATAGATCAGAAACAAGCGAAACAGTAAGCAAAAACGAAGTAGATTATTTAGTAGATAAGGCTCGTGAATTTATGGAATATTATTCAAGACGTTTTATTGATTTTATGTCATTTAATCAGTCAGATTATCCTGAATACACAAGTAATACAAATGATGACATATATCCTGACTATGACGCTTTATTTAATGGGTGGGTATTATGAGATATAAACCAAAACAAAAAAATATAGAAAAACTAAAAACGTTTTTAAAGAAACAAGAAAAAAATAAAAAATATGGCAAGTCTATTTAACACAAGAATATCAGATACTTATTCAGGGCTAATCAAAACTATTGATAATGCTGCCTTAACTTCAAGTTTAAAAGAGCTAACAGACGGTTCTGGTTTAGCAAGTGGCGTATTTATGAATACTGCAGGAGACTTTAAAGTTACTGCAATACTTGAATTTGGTTCTTTAAAAGATACAGGAGAAAACATTACAATAAGCAAATTTGTAGATGCTGCTGATGGCATTGGAAACAACGACAACGATACTACAATACCAACGACTGCTGCAATTATAGATTATGTAGCTGCACAAATTACAATAGAAGATTTAGATTTTACAGGTGATACGGGTTCTGGTCAAATAGATTTAGATTCACAAATATTTGCAATAGGTGGAACAACTAACGAAATTACAACAGTAGCTTCTGGTCAATCAATAACATTTTCTTTAGATTCAACAGGTGTAAATTTACCTGATAATTCAACTGCTATTACACAAACAGCAGGAGATAATTCAACAAAAATAGCTACAACATCCTATGTAGATACTTTAGATGCTGCATCTGATTTAGATTTTAGTGGAGATAGTGGAACAGGAGATGTTAATTTAAACACTCAAACATTTGCAATAACAGGTACTGCAAATCAAATAGAATCTTCTGCTTCTGGTCAAGGTTTAAGTTTACAATTCCCAAGTGCAGGTGTTACATTACCAAATGGTTCTGTAGCTACAACACAAAGTGCAGGAGACAATAGTACAAAGGTAGCAACTACTTCTTACGTTGATACACTTGATGCAGCTTCTGATTTAGATATAACAGATGGCACAAATACAGGAGATGTAAATTTAAACACTCAATCGTTAAGTATTTTAGGAACAGCAAATGAAATAGATAGCGTTGTAAGTGGTCAAAGCGTAACTTTAGGGCTGCCTAATCAAATTAATGTAAACGTACAAGGTAACCTAACAGGAAACGTTACAGGAGACGTTACAGGCGATTTAACAGGTAATTCAGCAGGTACTCATACAGGAGCAGTTGTAGGGAACGTAACAGGAAATGTTACTGGAAATGTAACAGGAGACCTAACAGGAAATGCAGATACAGCAACAAAATGGCAAACTGCAAGAGATTTATCTTTAACAGGTCAAGCAACAGGTACAATATCAAGTGTTGATGGTTCAGGAAATGTAAGTGGTGCTGTAACATTAGACAACAATTCAGTTACAGGTAAAGTATTAACAGGATTAACTTCGCCTTCTGCTTCAAGTGTTTTAGCTACAGATACAATAGTAGAAGGGTTTGGAAAACTACAATCACAAGTAAATGGATTAGCAGGTGGATTAAGATTTATAGGTTCTTGGGATGCAGATACAAATTCGCCAGTATTAAGTTCTGGTGGTGGTGAAGCTGCAAACGGAACAACAACTTCAACAAGTGCAAATAAATTAGTAGATAGTTCTGCTTCTTTCACAAGTACAGTAACCGTAGGAGATCAAGTAGTAAATCAAGTAGATGGTCAAACAGCATTAGTTTCAAACGTAGATAGTGATACAACACTTTCTTTAGATGCTGACATAATGTTAAGTGGAGAAGCATATACAATAGATAATAGTCCTTTTATAACACAAGGACATTATTATGTTGTAAGCGTTGGAGGTACTACTACATTAAATGGCGTTTCAAATTGGACTGTAGGAGACTGGGTTATTGCAGGAGCAAACAATCAATGGACTAAATTAGATCATAGCCAAGTAGACGGAACAGGAACAACAGGAAACTTAACTAAATGGTCATCAACAAGTGTAATAGCAGATTCAATAGTTTCAGAATCAGGAACAGCAATAACAGTAGATGGCTCATTAAGTACAAATACTAATTTAAGTTCAACAGGAAACTTTGCAGTAAATACTAATAAATTTACAGTAGCTGCAGCAAGTGGTAATACAGCCTTTACAGGAGATTTAGCAATCAATACAGACAAGTTTACAGTAAATGCTACAACAGGAAATACAGCAATAGCAGGAGATGTAAGTTTGCCAAATAATAGTAAAGCTATTTTTGGTGCTAATGATAATTTACAAACTTATAGTGATGGTACTGATAGTTATGTTGATAATACAGGTGGAGAATTAAAAATTAGAACAAATGAATTAAGATTGCTTAATTATGGCACAAGTAAATATATAACAGCAGATTCAGGAGCAGATGTTTCTTTATACTATAACAATGTTAAAAAGTTTGAAACCACAAGTACAGGGGTTAGTGTAACAGGAAGTTCAAGTAGATTTACTGTAGATTCAGCAAGTGCTTCAGCAATAGATATTGGATATTATTCAAGTGTAAGAACAATTAGAGCATTAGAAACAGGTGGTAATAATTTACGACCTTTAGCTATTTTATCTCAAAATTTTAATGTTGATTCATCAGGAGCAGCAACTTTTGCAGGAAGTGTAACATCTAATGCAATACCTGCTTTTATTGTTGGAACTGTTGGAGCGATAGGAAATACTGCAGGTGATGTAAATATATATAGCACAACAGGAGGGCATAATGGATTAAGAATGCACGCTAACGGTATTTTACCAACAGATAATACAGGAACTATAATTGACAATGATGCAGATTTAGGAGATGTATCATATAGATTTAAAGATTTATATTTAGGTGGTTCAATTACATCAGGTGGTGGAGCAACTTTTGCAGGAGCAGTCACGGTTAAAAGTGGAAACAAACTTATTTTAAATAGACCAAATAATGGTGTAGCAAGTGAAATATCTACAGACGCATCAGGTACAATGATTTTAAATAGTGTAAATGATGAAGGTTTTAAATTTCAAAATGCAGGTACAACTTTTTTAACACTTGATACTTCTGACAACGCAACTTTTGCAGGAGATGTAACAATAGGTTCAGCAGGTGTAGCAAACGCAAAGTCTTTAAATATTTTAACAGGTGGAAGCACAAGTTCTGTAAAGTTAATGGAAGCAGGTACTGTGTATGGTTTTTCTACTTTATATGATGGTGCTACTAATAAATTTCATATAAATAGACACAACAATAGTGCAGCAGGTACTCCTGTTTTAAGTTTAAATAGAGATGATGACAACGCAACTTTTGCAGGAAATGTAACTATTCCAGATTACATATATCACGCAGGAGATGGAGATACTTACATTGGTTTTCCTGCAGCAAACGAATTTAAATTAGTAGCAGGGGCTAATAATATAATTGCAGGAGATGTTAATGCAGCATATTTATACTATCAAGGTGGTGTTAAATTGCAAACTACAAGTTCAGGGGTTAGTGTAACAGGTAATATTGGTACATCAGGTTCTGTGCTTTTTGATGATAATCAAGGTATTAATTTTGGCAACAGTAATGCAAAGATTAATGGTTCAAGTTCTGATGGTATAAAGTTTTTTGGTACTGGTTCAGAAAAAATGCGTTTAACTCAAGCAGGAAATTTAGGAATAGGAACTGATAATCCTTCTTCAAAATTAGAAACAAAAGATGGTGATATAAGGGTTACTACTTTGAATTCATTTTCTAAATTTAAAAGTGGTAGAGCTTCTATTCCTAGTTCTGAGGGATTTAATTTAGGTGGGATACTATTTGAAGCATATAGCACAGGAACAACTTATACATCTGGGGCTGCTATAGAATCTTATTCTGATGGAGCGGCTTGGACATCAACAAGCGCACCTTCTTACTTATCATTTCAGACTGTATCAAGTGGCTCTACAAGTTTATCAGAAAGAATGCGTATAGATAGTTCTGGGGATGTAGGGATAGGAGTTTCAGACGGAGATATATTTGGTAGATTTTATGGTAGAAGTGTTGGTATAGGAGGAACTGGTATTGCTAAGATACAGATAAATGGAACTTCTTATTCTGGAATTGATTT